TATCATGCAAGAAAAAACAAAGAAAAAAAGAGAAGTTAAAAAAACTAAAACTTCAGATGCATCTACTAAAAATGTATTTAAAAAAGGAGATAAATATGCTTCTAAACAAACTAAAAAAACAAAGCAAAAAGGTCCTAAATCTGCAAAAGAAGCAAGACTTGGTGTTGTTAAGAAAAAAACAAAGCAAACTGCTAAAATGAGTGGTAAAACAGGTGCTAGTGAAGGTGGAAAATATAAGTCTAAAACAAAGTTTGTAAAAGACGGTAAAAAAGCAACAACTAAAGTAGTAGAGAAAAAGAAAAAAGGAGTAAAAACCAGAAAAGAAGTTGTTAAAAGCAAAGGATCTAGATCTGTAAAGAAAACTAAATCAAAATACTAAAATGAAATCTAAAGGATTTGGAGATAGTATAGAGAAGTTTACTAGAGCTACAGGTATAAAAAAATTAGTTGATACTATACCTGGTGGTTGTGGATGTGACAATCGTAAAGACTGGTTCAATAAAAATTTTCCTTATAAAAAGTAAAGTTATGGCAACAAAAAGAAAAGAAAAGAAAAAAGAACGTCCTTGCGGAGAAGGCTATAGAAGAGAAGAGATAGTTGATGCATCAACCAAAACCTTCCCAGACGTTGAAAGTGGAGAAAGCGGCGAAAAAGGCTATCCAACAAATAACTCTAAGAAAAAACCTAAAAAAAAGTATAGGTGTGTTAAAATACGTAAGCCAGGGATAAAGAAAGAAGATAAAGATAAAATTAAAACTGACCCAAAAACTGATCCTTTAGACAAGGAAAAAGGATAAAAATAAAGTTATGGCTAAAGAAGAGTTTCCAGAAATAGATAAAAAAAATGAAGGCAAGTTTACAGCCTGGGTAGAGAAAAATATGCCTGGTGTTGACAACTGTAAAGCCGCAAATAAAGTAATGAGATCAAAGAAAAAGTATTCTTCAGATGTAGTTAAAATGGCTAATTATGCTAAAAACTTTGGTTGTAAAAATAAAAAGTAAAAGTTATGGCATATAAATTAGGTAGTAATAGCAATTCAGGAGCTTACGGTAGCATGCAGAAAACTGGTTTAATAGCTGGAGATCAAAATATATTTAATGATGGTGAGCCTAAGGAAAAAGTAAAAGTAAAAGTCAATAAAAAGGGAGAAACCAAAACAAAGAAAACAACAATATTAGCTGATGGTACAAAAATCAAAAGTAAACATATTCAAGGGCCTACTACTTACAAGGTAAATGAAGCTGCTGAAATATCGGCTAACGTAGGTGCAGAGGTTAAGCCTACCGTAGGTTACTTTGGTCCTAAGGTAGATTTTAAACCACCTTCAGTTGAAAAGCCAAGTTCTGAAGAAGGTAGTGATAAACCTTTCGTTAAGCCGTTAAGATCAAGAAAAGAAGCTTTTGAAAATAGAGGAGAGCAGTTTAAAGATATGGATTTTCCTGAATATAATGAATATATTAATAAATGGAACAAAGAAAATCCACCTAAAAATAATCCAGGCAAGAAAGATGATGGTGATATTGGTACTATGCCAGGGAGAAGAGCTGTAAGACTAGAATATAACACTGGTGGTAATCTTAAAATTAAAGGTGTTAAAACTATAACACCTAGCACTTATAGTTCTTATGAGGAAAAAATAAAAAAGCCTAAAGATGATAATCCACCACCTTCAAATCCACCAGGCGGAGGCAACCCTCCTGGCGATGGTCTATGTACTAAGGATAATCCAGACGCGTGCACTGCCGCTTTTGAAGAAGATGGTGCTCCAGGAAGCATGGTAAATAAAATGATGGCTGCTGGTGACAATGAAAAATTAGCTTCAAAAAATGCCGATAAAGATGCTAAAAGTAGAAAATCTGCTGCAGATAAAATAGTAAAATCTTCTACTAAAAATTATAGAAAAGAGCAATTAGCTAAAGTTAAGCAAGGCAATAAAGATTTTGCTAAAGAAATGGGAGCTGAAACAAAAGCTGAAAGAAAACAAGTAAAGTCTTATCAAAAAGACAAAAAAACACAAGCTAAAATAGATTCAAGTGATAGATTTAAGGCTGCTGAAAGTAGAAAAAATAAAAACGCTAGAGAAAGATTTAGACAGGCTAATAGGACTTTATCATCAAGGGCAACCGTTGGTGATAAGATAGGAAAAGTAGGAGCTAAAATTACAACTAGTTTATTAGGAAAAAGAAAGCAACAACAAAGAGCTACAGCTGGAAAATCTACTGCTGCTAAAAATATTAAAACTAGGATTCTTAAAAACGAAGAGTTAGCTGCTACTATGACTAATAAAAACAAAAAGAATAAAGAAATTAAAGCACGTTTTTAATTATGGAAAAAAAGTCTTTTAAAGAAACTAAAATAGGAGCTTTTTTAGCTGCTAAAGCACCTAAGGTATTAGATGCAATAGGCGACGTATTACCTAATCAAGGAACACTAGGTGTTGTAAAAAATATTATATCAAGTGATAATAAGATTAAGGCGGTTGATAAAGAGCAAGCTATGATGCTTATAAGTCAAGACATGCAAGAGTTAAAAGAAGTATCTAGTAGGTGGAGAGCTGATATGAAGTCAGATTCTTGGCTTAGTAAAAACACAAGACCTTTAGCTCTAGTATTTTTAACTGCATCGTCAGTGTTTATGATGGCTGTTGATTCTTTTCATATGCAGTTCGACGTAGATGATGCTTGGATAAGTTTATTAAAAACATTGCTGGTAACAGTTTACGTAGCATACTTCGGAAGTCGTGGTGCTGAAAAAATAACAAAAATAAATAAATAAAAAATGGACGGTTTACAAGGGAACATGATGGCTCAACCAAGGATGTTTGGTCATGATGCCGTAGCTTTAACAGCTGATACAGTTAGAATAGCTAACACTGAAGATAGAGGCGTTGTAATATACAATGGTAAATCTAGTGCTCAAGACATTACAATAGTAGCTGAATCTGGCGAAGAGATAGAATTTAAAAGTGTTCAACCAGGTACAGTTGTAGGTAATACAACACCTATGTTGGCTATTAAATTAATAGCTGGCACTGATTGTGTAGCTATATACTAAAACAACAAAATAAAATAAAATAAAATCAAATAAAATAAAATAAAATGGCAAAAGCAAAGAAAATAACTAAAAAAGAATTAGAAAGTTTAGTTCAACCACATCAAAAGTTAAATAACTTAATAACTAGTATTGGATCTTTAGAATCTAAAAAGCACGCTTTACTTCACGAAGTTGGTATGTTAAATGAAGGTTTAGAAGAACAAAAAACAAAGCTAGAAAAGAAATACGGATCAGTTAACATTAACTTAGAGACTGGTGAGGTAACACCAATAGAAACTCTAGAAGCAGTAAAGTAATGTCTAAAATAATCAGAAAAATAAGTATTGGTTCTGATTACAAGAATGATGCTATGCACTATTCTACTGGTCAAGAAGTTTATGGTGGACATACTATAACTGACATATTGTTTGATGATGAAGATAGTTCTTATAATATCTTTATAAGTAAAAACAATGAAGTATTGCCTTGGAAAAAATTCAATGGTAATATGGCTGTCTCTGTAGAGTACGACTTAAATTATTAATGAGATCTTTGTATAATTTTATTGTTAAGCCTTTTAATGAAAGGTACGACAATATAAGAAAAGTAAATGATAAAACTCTTATCATTAACACTAATATTGAAGATCATAGATTTGTCAGTAAAAAAGCGGTTGTTGTTTCTACACCTGCCGCTTTTGACACTGGCGTAAGACCTGAAGATACAGTGTACATACATCACAATGTGTTTAGAAGATGGTATGATCAAAAAGGAAAAGAGCGTAATAGTGCTACTTTTTTTAAAGATAATCTATACTTTTGTTCGCCAAGTCAAATATATTTATATAATGACAAAAGCCATTTAGATTACTGCTTTGTAAAGCCAATTTTAAATAAAGACACTTTAATAAACAATAAGGAGCAAATTAATACTGGAATACTAAAATATTCAAATAGCTCTTTAGAAGCCATGGGAATAATACCTGGGGCTCTTATAACGTTCACACCAAATTCAGAGTTTGAATTTATAATAGGTAATGAGCGTTTGTACTGTATGAAATCTAATGATATAGCTTTAACTCATGAATACGAAGGAAACGAAAAAGAATATAATCCAAGCTGGGCAACTAGCAGTTAAGGAATTAATTAAAGTAGCTAAAGAGCCTATAGTAGATACTGGTGAAGATGTTACAGCTGATAGATTAAAAAATGCCGCCGCTACTAAGAAGCTAGCTATATTTGATGCTTTTGAAATATTAAATAGAATAGAGGAAGAAAAAAACTTGTTAGAAGGCAAACCTAAAGAGGAGAAAAAAGAAAGAGTATTTAAGTTTGCAGAAGGGAGAAGTAAGTGAGTTACAAGCAAGCGCTTTGGAAAGAAATTAAGGACGTTGTAAATCCTAAGATATTAGCTAAAAACAATAGATTTAAAAAATGGGAGTATGGCTATAACTCTGATTATGATTTTATAGTAATAAGTAAAACAGGTAAAATTGGACAAATCATTGAAATACAGAATCTCAGGATTGCTTTACCAGCAGCAGATGAACCGTTTAAACGAAGCGAAAAAAAAGCGGAACAATACTGGGAAAAAGCCGAATATCCAAAAGAATTAAGTAGAATTAAAAGTAGGTTTGACTGGGAGGAATATCCAGCTGAATTTAAAGAAAAGTGGTACGATTATATTGATAATGAATTTACTAGACGAGAACAAGGATTTCACTTTTATAACAATGGTGTTGCTACTTACATTACTGGCACTCATTACATGTACCTGCAATGGTCAAAAATTGACGTTGGAGCACCTGACTATAGAGAGTCAAATAGACTATTCTACATATTTTGGGAAGCTTGCAAAGCCGACACAAGATGTTACGGAATGTGTTACCTTAAAAACAGACGATCTGGATTCTCTTTTATGTCAAGTTCAGAACTTGTCAACCAAGCTACAATATCTTCCGATGCTAGATTCGGAATACTTTCCAAGTCTGGTGCAGATGCCAAAAAAATGTTCACGGATAAGGTTGTACCCATATCAGTTAACTACCCATTCTTCTTTAAACCTATTCAAGATGGTATGGACCGGCCGAAGACTGAACTGGCTTATAGAGTTCCAGCATCAAAACTTACTAGAAGAAAGCTTGAGTCGAATGAACAACTTAGAGAACTAGAAGGACTAGACACAACTATTGACTGGAAGAACACGGGTGACAACTCTTATGATGGTGAAAAGCTAAAGTTACTAGCTCATGATGAAAGTGGTAAGTGGGAAAGACCTGATAATATATTAAATAATTGGAGGGTTACAAAAACTACATTGAGACTGGGATCTAAAATCGTAGGTAAATGTATGATGGGCTCAACATCAAATGCTTTAGATAAAGGTGGAGACAACTTCAAAAAATTATACTACA